GATGTCAGAGCGTTCCCGGAACACCACGGTTCTCGTTGGTTCGTTGCTTTTCTATCCAGCGGAGGAACCAACCCTGGATGGAGTAAGCAAATTGCCACCTGTGCCGTGTGGTACCACATGCCTGGGTTTTGGTGATGAGTCCAAAATTGGGAGAAACAAGATAAAAATCACGTATTATGGTGAACAGCCGAAAGAATGCCCTAAGGATAAGCAACCTGGTGCTGTGTGCACTGGCATTGCTACCCGTTTGTCTTATATTGGTCGTACTTGCCACCATAACTTTCATAATGCTTTCTGTAATCGACACGGAGTCGACTTGAACACTCGAACCAAAAGATACGAGAAAGCACTAAAAGCTATGGATGAGCTTGTTCCCTTAGTACGTGACGAGTACAATCAATTACTCCCACATTTACTGGACATTGCGCCGGAAGTTAAAATCATTGGCTTCCTTGATTCATTGTCTGACAAACAAGTGGAGAAGTTGAAAGCAGCTGGTATTGATGTGAGTGGAGAAATCATCAAGTCAAAATTAACCAATTGGTTGTTGAAAGGATTCCCGAAAGAACGAACCATTAGCCTGTTGATTAGTGAACATCGCAGTATTGTGGAACACCGGAGTTCATATAATTACTTCGGATGTCGCGAGAAAATTGTCCAAGCTGGAGCCTCATTGATTGCCGCTTTTGTAAAGCGGGAATGTAATCGCAAAGAGTTAACCAAAGCCCGTGGTATACAGGGATACGCTGAATTAACTGTTCAAGCATTCCTTGGACCACGAATAACAGCTTTGCAAAAGGCGTGGGGCAAAATTCTAATCGACCGAAAAGTGGTGATTGGCAACAAGACTTACGCACTAACTATGGCTAGTGGTATGAATGGGGATCAACTAGGAGATTGGATAACGGGAAAGAGAAACCTCTATGACTGGTGGTATGAACGAGATGGAAAAAATTGGGATGCTACTATGGATGAGGAAGATTACCGATGCAAGTTTCATTTGTACGAACAAATCCTTGATCCCGAATCCATCGAACTGCTCAAAGCCGGACGTGTTGTTGAGGGAATGAACACCGTCAAACACAAAGGCGGTATGATTAGAGTCAACTATAAACTCAACAATACAACCAAATCCGGTCACAATGACACCACACTATCCAACACTCTTGTTAACTTGATGAAGACTGTAGATGCAATGCACTCAATTGGTGTGGATGGATGTGTTATTGCCATGGGAGATGATATGCTCGCTGGCGTAAACGGCGAGTATTGTCCCGATGAATTGGCTAGCCAAGAATCAACCTACAACATGGTCCCCGAATACCGTGGTTTTCGTGGTAGCGATTCTTGGATGAATGTGTCTTTTGTCTCTGGCATTTGGGCACCTTCTGGTGATCAGTGCGTATTCATTCCCAAACCAGGGAGGCAACTCTCAGGGTTGCTGTGGACTCATCGCATGGTCACTATCAAGAATTGCGACGAACACGCCGCTGGCGTTGTTGCAGGGCTGCCTGGATGTTATTGGCGTCTCCCGGTAATCTCACAGTTCTTTGCTCCTTATCGTAGAAACCATGCTACAGTTGACGTTGAATGGGAAAAGAAATTGCAATTCCAAAGTACCCGTATGATTGACGAAGGGTGGTTTGAACTCCGATACCGAACTAACCCTGATGAAATCGAAAAATGCATATCGATGATTCCCAAAAACAAGTCACCCTACTCCATTTTCAAACACGAACTAACTGAACGAATTACAAACATCGACCTTGAAGACGCACCATCGAGGGAGACGTTTGGCGACTGTTA